CCTTCTGGGAAAGAATAATATATAACATTTGGAGACATTACCCCAATGTGGCTGCAGCCAAAGGTTTTGAATGGTGGACTAACACCCACTCTGGGGGTGGTCTAGATTGGCACCAGGATAAGGATGAGGAACTCTGTGAGGCGAGTGGGAGAGTGATTACCCCAGAGTATGGGGCTATCCTCTATCCGTTCAAACATGACATTGAGGGTGGCTTTTTAGAGATCGAATATAACAACGATCCCGACAGTGTGGAGCGTATAGCACCTGTTCACAACAGACTCATAATGTTTGATCCAAGTAGCTCTCATCGAGTGAGCAAGGTCTACAGTGGTCAGAGAAGGGCTTTTATCGTCAACTTATGGATGGGTCATAAACCCTTGTTCACTAGTGTCACAAAATAGCAGTAAATGGGCACCATTTTCTACTTTTCTCTACTTTACTCAAAATAATTTTTATTATCGTTGTTTATCAAGTAGATGGTGCCCCCACACGGACTCGAACCGCGGACCTACTGATTACATGTAGCGTCAATGATTTCAATGACTTACAAGGTTGCCTATGGGGGAGCCATGTACCTAGTGTCATAGCTAGGGTTGACGAGTGACACTTTCGATGGTATTTTTGCGAGGCCTTCCGGGCCGAGCTATACCAAAACGCTAGGGGCAGAGGGGAGCAATATGATACCTTACAGAGAACAAGTTGAATTTATAAATACACTTACATTAAATTCGGGTCAAAGAAAGACTATTACATGCCCTTTCTGTAATGGACGTAATAAATTCACTGTTACTCAATTGAATGGAAAAGTACTTTGGAACTGCTTTAAAGCATCATGCAGTGCTAGAGGGGGCGTTTCAGTAGGGTATTCTTTAGATGATATTAAGAATAAAACCTTTACTTCTCCCCCCACAAAAAACAGTAGAGAAGTGCCTAGTGTTCTATCACATCCCAACAACCATCCTAAAGTTGTGACATATTTGAAACAAACGAACTGTTATTATGCATTCATTAATAACTTAATTAATGTCAAATATGACCCAGTAGAAGATCGAGTACTGTTTTTATCTTCAGATGAGAGTTTTGCAGTAGGAAGATCACTTAGCAAACGCCTACCAAAGTGGCTAACCTACGGAAACAAAAGTAAATTATTCATTATTGGTGAATCAGATATTGCAGTTTTAGTTGAGGATGTACCATCTGCAGCCGTTGTTGCAGAGATGGGATTGTGTGGCGTTGCTTTGTGCGGAACCTCTTTAAATCAATCACAAATGTCACAACTGCTTAATTATAAGAGAGTAATTGTAGCACTTGACAAGGACGCATCGAAAAGTAGTATAAAGCTATCTAAGGCCATAACTCATCCTAATGTAACAGTGAGGTTCTTACAAAAGGATATAAAAGAAATGGATGATTTAGATTTGGATAGTTTTTGTAAAGCCCTATTGCGGGGTCGAGAAAAAGAAAATGTTTATAAATAAAGGTAACCATATCATAGCTAATCGATTTGGTAATTCTAGTACACCTAGAGAAACTAGGTCTGCATCAAACTATCCTTGGTCATACCTGGTTAACTCTTCTTCTCTACTGCAAGCTATATTGAGAAAGATAGCAGCCACAAATATTTCAAAAAGCTCATTATCTCTTGGGATTTTTGAAAGAGCAAGTAATTGGCTAAACCCCCCTATTGGGCCACCCCACCCCACTCAGTAATTTAGTATTTAAAAATAATTTTTAATTGTGGGGAATAAAATGTTTAAAGCTAGAGGCATTGCCATCATTGACTATGAATTGCCTAATGGGTTCATAGACGCAGGTGAAGAGCAACAAAGACTAAAAGATGCAATAGATACATTAGTTAACGGAAACCCTAGAGTGGTTTTCAGTGCAGTAGATATAAGAGAGAGGCGAGAGCATAGAGCTCACTCAAATCCCGATATCAAGAAAATGAAACTACGCATCAGCTAAAATTAAAGCCCCTTCTTTTTGGAGGGGTTTTTTTTACCTTCCCTTGTGACACTAATTATGGTACTTTGCCTCACTAACTAAGTCACTAGGGATGACATGATGGACACATTAGTATTAAAAAAACTACTCGACTACGATTTTTTCAAGGAACAAAAGACTAATTTAAAGTCCTCATTATTCCAGGGAAATTACAAAAACTTATATCGGTGCATATCAGATGCCCATGATAAGTTTTCTTCTAACCTATCTACTACAGACCTCTACGCCTGTTGGCTGCAAGCAAATCCTGTTGCTACTCAATCTGAACAAAACGATGTTCGACAACAGATAGAGTCAATCGACAGAGCGTCAGAGCTAGGTAATGAGGTTGCCACCCATTACGTCAAAGAGTTGTGGAAGCGTGATATAGGCACCAAGATTGCAAACCTTGGCATCGAGATTACTGAGGGGATGCCAGATGCTTTTGATCGGCTGAAGTCTTTAATCGATACCACCAAAGATGGGATGATGCCCTCTGAGTTTGGTGAGCCTACCACTAAGAACATTGAAAAACTCCTATTTAAAACCTCAAACGAAAACAGATGGAAGTTCAACATATCCACTCTGAGCCGTTCCGTATATGGTATCGGTCCAGGAGAGTTTATGGCTGTTATGGCGTTGCCCGAAACAGGTAAGTCAGCTTTTGCTATTAGCCTTTGTTGTGGCCCCGGTGGGTTTGCTGAACAAGGTGCTAGGGTTATCTACTTAGGTAATGAGGAAGAGACTGAACGCACGATGCTTCGCTCTATTCAAGCCTACTCTGGAATGACAAGAGAAGAAATTGCCAAGAACCCCTCTGAGGCAGTTGGTAGGTTTAGCACCATCGAAAACAATATAACAATGCAGGACGTTCAAGAGTGGGATTTGGCTAAAATAGAATCCTACATTGAGCATGAAGGTTGTGACATCCTTATCTTGGATCAAGGTGACAAGTGCCAGATTAATGGATCTTTCAACTCAAGCCATGAGCGTTTGAGGGGGCTGTTTCAGTCTTTGCGAGAATTGGCAAAACGCCAGCAAGTTGGGTTGATCACAGTTAGCCAAGCAAGTGCCGAAGCCAGAGGTAAGGTTCGCCTATCGGGGTTCGATATGGAAGGTTCCAAAATCGGTAAAATGGCAGAACTCGATTTGTGTATCGGCATAGGGAAGCATGAACAGGGTGATGTGGATGACAGTGAACCAGATAACACCAGATACTTAACCGTCAGCAAAAATAAGCTGTCTGGATGGCATGGAACGATCATCTGTAGCTTGGAAGGTGATACCTCTCGCTATGTTGAATAAAGATTTTTTCTCAGCGAGAAAGTATGCCCAAAAATATTCTGACGATCCTGATACAAAAGTGGGTTGTTTAATTACGGTGACTGATGGTGCCAAACTTTTATACACGAATAGGTTTCCCACCCAAATTAGACATTCAAGAAATCTTAATTTCTCTGACAAACACATTTGCATGGTTCACGCAGAACAGGCGGCAATAGCAGACTTCGCAAAGCATGGTTGGGGTCTTCGCTCTGCGACTATGCTTGTAACTCACCACCCCTGTTTAGCCTGCACAAAGGCAATCTTATCAAGCGGAATAACAAAACTAATCGCGCCACCACCAAGTGCAGATCCAATAGATCGGTACAACTTCAAAGAAGCGCAAATAATAATTGAGGAGTCACAAATTGAATACGTTGAATTCAGCCCATTCAAATATCTTAACATCATATAAAAATATGAAGGTTATTGTTTTAGATTTAGAAACCACTGTCCAAAATATGGATGGTCAGAAAGATAATAGTCCGTACAACCCTCACAATAAGATCGTGGCTGCCGGGTGGTTGATGATCGATAATGGAGTGTTGGGTGAGTTAAAACGATCTATTTTCTTTCACGATGAGCAACAAGTAGCAGATACCCCAGAGGACTTAAAAGCAGATTTGGCAGATGCAGACTTGTTGGTCTGCCATAATGCTAAGTTTGATTATTCTTATCTTGTAGCGACAGGTTTCGAATGCCCACCCGTCTATTGCACGATGATTGGAGAGTACATTTTTGCAAGGGGCTTGGATGTAAGAAAAAGTCTCAAAGAAACCGCAGAAAGACGAGATGTTACTAGGAAGAAAGATGCCCTAGTAGATGAACTCTTCAAGGGTGGCACAGGGTTTGAGGCAATGCCTTTGGATACGGTTTTGGAATACCTCGATGCTGACGTTCAGTCATGTGCAGAGATTTATTTGGCTCAGATCGATGAACTCAATCAACCCGATAACACTAGCCTAAAACCAATATTTCAACTGATGAATGAGATGCTTTTATTCCTTACTGAGATTGAGAGTAACGGAATTAAAATAGACCTCCCAATGCTAGATGTTGTTGAGCAAGAGCTAGAGACTGAGCGAAAGCAATTAAAAATAGATTTGGACACGTTGGTGGCAGAGGTGATGGGAGATACCCCTATTAACCTTCACAGTGGGCAAGATATGACCAAGGTTATATATAGTAGGGAAGTTTTGGATAGGGATGCGTGGAAAAGAATATTTAACATTGGCACCAACGGAAGAGGCAGACCCCTCCCCCCACGGTTTATGAAACCAGATCAATTTAACAATACAGTTAAGTATCAAACCAAGGTTATTAAAAGGACGATTGCACACCACTGCAATACTTGTAATGGCAAGGGGCAGTACCAGAAATTTAAAAAGGATGGAACGCCCTACAAAAATATTACTGGGTGTTCAGAGTGCAAGAAGAGGGGTTTCCTTCTTACTAATACTGACAAAGTTGCTGGACTTAAACTTATCCCAGAGGGTGTTAAAGATGTCTCAATAAATGGGTTCAAGACAGATAAGATTACAATCAAAAATTTGATTAAGCAGGCTGAACTTAAAGAGAACAAAAAGGCAATTGAGTTCCTAACAAAGATTACTAGGCTCCATGCTGTAAGCAACTATATAGATACGTCTATAAAGGGCATTCGAACTTGGGTTCGCTCAGATGGAATTCTTCACGCACAGTTTAATCAATGCACTACCCGTACTGGTAGGCTGTCATCGAGCAATCCAAATTTTCAAAACCAACCTAAGAAATTTCCAGTTCGGAGGTGTGTAGTCTCTCGATTTGAGGGTGGCCAGACTTTAGAAATGGACTACTCAGGATTGGAATTCAGAGTGGCGGGGCTGCTGTCTGGGGATCAACAAATAAAAGATGATATCCTCAACGGCAAAGACATACATCGACAGACTGCCTCTATTATTTATCGGTGTGCTCCAAAGGATGTTTCTAAAGATCTCCGCCAAGCCTCGAAACAATTTACGTTCGCCCCGTTATATGGCGGGATGGGGATGGGGGAACCCCCTCATGTACAGACCTATTTTAAAGAGTTCTTCAACGTTTATGATGGTCTTAAAAAATGGCATACGACACTAACAACGGACGCTCTTAAAGATGGTGTAATCAAGACTCCTAGTGGCAGAGAGTTTGCATTTCCAAATGTTAAAAGGTTGAGGGGTGGCAGAGTAACAAACCAAACCAACATTGTTAATTATCCTTGTCAGTCATTTGCTACGGCTGACATCATGGTTGTGGCATGTGTCCGAGCGTTTAGAAGGTTCAAAGATAACAGATTGAAATCAAAGCTTATTCTGACTGTACACGACTCACTCGTGGTCGATGTTTTTCCAGGTGAAAGCACAGATGTCGTTAAAGCCTTAACTTGGGCTATGCGAGATATTGATGATGAAATATTTGAAAGGTTTAATTTTAAAGTAAATATTCCATTAGATGTTGAGGCAGAAATCGGCCCCAATTGGATGGATACACAGGATATTAGTGTTGACCTATGACACTAATTAATGTACTGTCATCTTTACAGAGACAAAAAAAGTCATTGAGGACAAATATATGAATGAATTAGTAGCAGTAGACCCAAACGAAGAAGCTAAATTGGCTGCCCTCTTAGGTGGAAACGCAAAAGAGAATACCAACAATGCTAGACTTCCAAAGTTGAAGGCAAATCAAGATCGAAAGGATGAGCAAGGAAACTCCTTACCAATTGGCCAACTCTATTTGACCAATACGGATGAGCCAGTGTTTGCTGAGAAGGTGACAATACGCCCCCTCAGTCAAATGTTTCAATGGATTCAATACGATCCTGCAGCCAAAGGCGTGGCAAATAAAACTCTTTTAATTCCTAATTTCCGTTGTGAGGCTAGGGATATGAAGGGTGGAATTCGTTGTGGAAAGCCGACTAGCAAAGAACTTCGTGACGCTAGTGAAGAGATTAAAAAGAAGCATGAGAACACAACGTGTTTTCGTCAGGTTCGTGCTTTGATCAGTTACACTGGTAAGAACGCAACTGGTGATGAAGTTACAGTAGAACCTACGCCCGCCATCCTAATGCTTAAAGGCACCAATTTTAATCCCTTCGAAGATGAGTATATCAAACGTCTTCCAAGAGGCAGTAACTTCTATGATTATGAGGCTGAAGTTTCGGCTGAAGAACTTAAAAATGGCTCAGTGTACTACTACGTTATGCACTTTAAGCCAAAGCTATCTAAGGCTCTCCCATTAGACCAAAAGACTTTTGACACGATGAAAGTCATTGGAAGTATGATTGAGGCTGAGAACAACTTGGTTGACTCAATGCACCAAAAAGCATTGCGACAATCTCAAACGGACGATGATGCAATTGATGCAATCGCAAGTGTCTCAAGTTTGGAAGAAGATCTGCAAGACGCATAGAATACCTCCCCAACTTAGGGGAGCTTCGGCTCCCCATTTTTTTAACAATCTTTGGAGGTACTATGAACATTTTAGAATCCCAACTCCGTATGACGATGGATAGGCTCTCTAATGGAGAGAACCTTGCTGTTGATGATCAGTGGATCGAAGATGCAGGGGAGATGTTTAAGGAGTGCCTTAAAAAGCAACTCACCCCAAGAGATACAAGATTTCGCCTCAGAATGTCCAACATAGGGCGCCCCCTTTGCCAATTACAAATGGAAAAGTCTGGGGCTGAAAGAGGCAAAATGCCCTACAACCACATCCTTAGAATGATGTTTGGAGATGCTATTGAAGTCATCGTTGAACTTATTGCCAAGGTTGCTGAAGTTAATATCACTGGGGGTAAGTCAAAAGCTAAGTGGGATGTCGGTGGGCAAACCATTGAGGGCGAGAATGACATTGAGATAGATGGCAAGGTTTACGACACGAAGTCTGCTTCTCCTTGGGCATTTGATAACAAATTCCAAGATGGTTGGGCTGGCATAGCCAAGGATGATTCCTTCGGATACACGGCACAACTTTTGGGCTACGCCAAGGGTACAAATCAGCCTCAAGGTGGTTGGATAGTAGTTAACAAAAGCACCGGTGAGTTGAAGGTTGTAGATGCCAAACCCACGCCTACTGAAGAAAAGAAATTACAAGAACAAATAGTGAATACTATAAAAACGGTTAGCAGTGACGCTCCGTTTAAGAGATGTTTTGAGCCTACTGAAGAATTATTTAGACGAACTCCTACTGGTTCAAAGAGACTTCACACCACTTGTGGATTTTGTTCTTACAAAGCCGAATGTTGGCCTGATGCAGTCTACAAGCCTCAGACAGGCTCCAAAGCACTACAGCCAAGACACTATTGGTACTCAGAATACAATGAGGAAACGCTATGAATTATTTAAGCGTTTGTTCGGGCGTAGAAGCAGCCTCAGTTGCGTGGAAACACTTAGGGTGGAAGCCTCTGGCTTTTTCTGAGATCGATCCATTTGCTTCCGCAGTTTTAAACTACCATTACCCAGACGTTCCAAACCTTGGGGATATGACTAATTATAAGGAGTGGGATTTTGATGGAAGATCAGTTGACATTTTGGTCGGAGGGACTCCTTGCCAAAGCTTCTCAGTCGCAGGGCTTAGAAAAGGCCTTGAAGACCCAAGGGGCAACCTCGCACTCATCTATCTTGGAATTATTGAAAAGTTCAGGCCGAAATATATCGTCTGGGAAAATGTGCCCGGCGTCCTTAGTTCGGGGGGAGGACGGGATTTTGGCTCCTTCATCGGGGGGCTTCAAGAACTCGGGTATAGTTTCTCATGGAGAATCTTGGACGCTCAGTTCTCAGGAGTGGCACAGCGCCGCCGCCGTGTGTTCGTTGTCGGATGTATTGGTACATGGGAAAGTGCCACAAAACTTCTATTTGAGCCAGAAAGCTTGCGAGGGGATACTACGACGAGCAAGCAAAAGAGGGAAAGTCTTACCACCCAAACTAGAGGAAGCGTTGCGTACAACGATAGAACAGGCAAAGATGGAACCGTCAAACCAATAGACGTTTCTAATACTGTTACGGCTTTCTGGGGTACTGGTGGTAACAACACCCCCATAACTGACTTTGTTCCCCCAGTAGCAGCCACACTCACGGCAAGAGATTACAAAGGCCCTACATCTAATTGTGAAAACGTAGTTGCCTTTTCATCCAATATGTCCGTTCCAGATGTTCATTGGGGCGTATCACCTACACTCAAGCTTGGTGGAAGTGGTGGTAACAATCCCCCTGCTATAGCCCTTCAAGGAAATATGATAGGGCGTAAGGATGAGAACGGCCCACAAGGTAGCGGTTGGGATACCGACTTATCATTTACTCTAAATGCTACTGATCAACATGCTGTTGCCTTTGCACAAAACTCCAGAGATGAAGTTAGAGAAATGCCCTACAGTGGAGCTCTTTCTGCAAATCCTGGAATGAAGCAAACAACTTATGTTGCGTTTGAACCGGGCAGTATTGCTAGAAATTTTGGAAATAATGGAGAGTCCGAAATATCTGGAACACTAAGGGCAGAGATGGGTGACAACCTACCTGCTGTTAGATCTAAAACAGAGCTTCGAAGATTGATTCCTATGGAAACAGAAAGACTTCAAGGCTTCCCCGACAACTATACTCAAATCCCTTGGCGTAACAAGCCCGCTGAAGAATGCCCAAATGGCCCAAGATACAAGGTCATGGGTAACTCTATGGCAGTGCCTGTGATGCGTTGGATTGGAGAAAAAATTCAAGAGGCTGAAGATGCAAAGTCAAACTAAGGAGTGTATTCAGTGTGGGGATGCAGCCGCAGTAATTCACGACTGTAAAACCTACTTTTGCGCTGAGTGTTATTTAGGAAACGAAAAGAACGGCTTTATAAAATATAAAGGTGTTTATAACGTTGAACAACACATAGCCACAAGGCGCCCTACTGTTCCCCCAACTAAAGTTATTCGGAGGAAGTTGTATGGGTAACGTGCGACAGAGAGCTATCCTAGCAGGCTATAGGTCTGGTATAGAACAGGACATTTCAGATCAATTAAAAAAGAAGAAGATAAAGGCAGAGTATGAGCCCTTTAAAATACCGTATTCAATACCCCAATCGATACATAAATATACCCCAGACTTTGTTTTGGGCAATGGCATTGTTATTGAGTCAAAGGGGAGGTTTCTTTCCACTGATCGGAAGAAGCATCTACTTATACAAGAACAGTATCCTAATTTGGATCTCAGATTCGTATTTAGTAACTCTCGCTCCAGACTCAGAAAAGGTTCAAAAACCACTCTAGCCGTTTGGTGTGAGAAAAATGGATTTTTGTATGCAGATAGATTGGTTCCTTTGGAGTGGATGAGGGAGAAAATAAACAAACCTTCACTGGCTCTCATAAATAGTTTTGTCGGTGCCAAATGACAGACAATCCCAAAGAACCCTTAAACGGAATATATTTAGAAGTATCTAGTGATGGCTTTGGTTCAATCCAAGTCGGTGGTGGTGCCGAGTTTTCTGATGATGTCGGCAAAGAATATACTGAGACAATGGAGAATTTACTCCTCGGAATAGTCTCAAGTTTAGGCGGAAGCTTCTCAAAATTAGTTGAGATGGGAGAGATCCTTCAAAGAGATCCAAACTTCAAATGGTCTGACTATGGCATCGAGCACGATGGGCAAGAAGGCTCAGACAGTAACATATTAGATATAAAAGATTTTTTTAACACCCTTGATCCAAAAAACAATAGGAGACACTAGCAATGGCAACTGCACACATGCCACCGTTTGATAGCGTGACAAAACCTTCTTCGCCCCCAAGCGACAGAACTAAAACCCCATCAGATGGTGGGTCAACTAAATACTACGTTCTTCCATCTCATGCCAATGAACTTAGACATTTAATTTCGCATAAAGGCATGAGCAAAGCTAGGGGTGACATCTTTAAAGCATGTTATCGCCTTGGCGAAAAGGAAGGTGTCGATGTCAGATACGATCTGAACAAGATGCTGTTTTTTATCCAAGACTTAATTGAGATGAACGAGCGTGGAGAACATTTATGAAAATGGATTTTAAAGAGTATCAGGAACTTTGTAGAGAGACTGCATTTTATTCTGATGAGTGGAAGGTAATGTATCCTGCCCTTGGCCTTGCAGGTGAAGTGGGAGAAGTCTGTAATAAAATTAAGAAAATTTACAGAGATGATAATGGTCATATGACCGACGAGCAACGAGAAGCGGTTGGCAAAGAATTAGGTGCTTGCCTTTGGTATTTTGCACAATTGGCAACTGACTTAGATGTTTCTTTGGACTCTGTGGCTGCAGGTAATATTTCAAAGCTTTCCTCAAGACAAGAAAGAGGCGTTTTGGGTGGTTCGGGGGATGATCGATGACTCCGACTGAAGTAGTAGAAATAGAAGCTAAAAAAACTTACAAACAGTTTTTGAAGATTAGCAAAGCAGTAATGTATTGGATATTTGCTATCCTACTAATCCTAGCATTTTTTGATTTTGGGGCAGATAGAAAAACAGGAAGTCAATATAATGGTGCAGTGTACTCCCCAAGTAATATGGGAGATACACGATGAAATATCTACCAACCGATTACCAATCTTTTATTGCTATTAGTCGATATGCTCGATGGCTCGAAGATGAAAATCGTAGAGAGACTTGGGCTGAAACCGTAGATAGATATGTTGAGAATATTGTTATTCCAGTTATCTCTGATCCTAAAACTATCAAAGAGATACGAGAGGCTATTCTAAACTTAGAAGTCTGCCCTAGCATGAGATCATTGATGACTGCAGGAAAAGCCTCATTACGAGACAATACTTGCATGTATAATTGCAGCTACGGCCCGATAGATCACCCTCACGCCTTTGATGAGGCTATGTTTATTTTGTTATGCGGAACAGGCGTAGGTTTCTCTGTGGAGCATCAATATGTTGATCAACTTCCAGAAGTACCTTCGTTAAGCGACTCTGATACAGTAATCAGTGTAAAGGATTCTAAAGAAGGTTGGGCAAAAGCCTTTCGACAGCTTCTTGCACTACTGTGGGCAGGTGAAATCCCTAAGTGGGATGTAAGCAAAGTTCGTCCTGCGGGAAGTCGATTAAAGACATTTGGAGGAAGGGCGAGTGGTCCAGGGCCGTTGGTTGAGCTATTCGACTTCACGATTGCTACCTTCTACCAATCGCAAGGTAAAAAGCTAACAAGCATCCAAGCACACGATATTATGTGTAAGGTCGGTGAAGTAGTGGTTGTGGGTGGTGTAAGACGCTCTGCACTCATTAGCCTTTCCAATCTGTCTGATGATGATATGCGTTACGCCAAAACAGGCGAGTGGTGGAAAACAAACAATCAGAGGGGTTTAGCAAATAACTCCGTAGCGTATTCTTCCAAGCCAGATTCAATACACTTCCTTCGAGAGTGGATGGCTTTAGTTGAATCTGGAAGTGGTGAGCGTGGCATATTTAATAGGCAAGCTTCTCAACATCAGGCTGCAAAGAATGGTCGAAGAGATCCATCCTATGAGTTTGGAACAAATCCATGTTCGGAAATAATTTTGCGTGGCCCCAAAATACACCCAGAGAACGGCACCCCTATTAAAGGAACTGGTGGGCAATTTTGTAACCTTTCCGAGGTAGTTGTAAGGGCAACCGATACAGAAGAAACTCTGACAGAGAAGGTTAGGTTGGCAACGATCATAGGTACAATCCAAGCCACCTATACTCACTTCCCATATCTTCGAAAGGCGTGGAAAACCAATACAGAAGAGGAGAGGCTTCTTGGGGTATCTTTAACCGGGATTATGGATAACAAGCTTACTACAACGGCTAATAAAGACCTACCCAACCTTCTTGAGCGACTAAAGGCGGTTTCAGTAGAAACAAACAAGAAGTTAGCAAAGAAACTGGATATTCCACAATCTACTGCTATTACATGCGTCAAGCCATCGGGAACGGTTTCTCAGCTAGTAGATAGTGCATCTGGCATTCATGTTAGGCATTCCCCCTACTATATCCGTACAGTTAGAGGCGATAAAAAAGATCCCCTCACAGAGTTTATGGTGGCAAAGGGAGTTCCCGCTGAAGATTGTGCTAGGCAGCCCAAGACAACCACAGTGTTTAGCTTCCCACAAAAGGCACCAAAGGGGGCTATCTGCACCAAAGACATTACGGCAATTGAGCAACTAGAAACGTGGCTTGCTTATCAGAGACACTGGTGTGAGCATAAGCCAAGCGTAACTGTAAATGTTAGGGCATCTGAGTGGGTATCTGTAGGTAATTTTGTATACGAAAACTTTGATGAGATGTCTGGTGTATCTTTTTTGCCGTATGATGAACACACCTATCAACAGGCTCCTTACCAAGATTGCTCTGAAGCCGATTACAAAGAGTTATTAAAGAAAATGCCTAAAAAAATTGATTGGGAAGAGCTTAGTCAATTTGAAGTGGAAGACTCCACTATTGGTTCACAGGAACTCGCGTGTTCGGGGGATTCCTGCGAAATTGTAGATATTTGAGAATGCAATGAAGCCACTTGAGAAGGCATTCAATTTAGGACAACGAGCTTTTTTAAAAGGGATTTTTTCAAGTCCTTATGGAGAAAGCTCGTTCCTAAATAAAGAATGGAAAAGGGGGTTCGATAAGAAATTTATTGAAACTCAAAAGCTTTTAGAAAGTAAAGATCAATGCCAAATACAAGCTTCGAATACTTAAATCCACTTGCCCTCTATAGGGCAGAGCTTGGTATGGATAAAACAGAACTAGCAAAGATTTGTAGTGCTATAGATGTAGATCATTTTACAAATCACGATGAGTCTACATCTACGGACTCTTGGACAGGAGATATTCACGGCTTTTCTAATTTACATGCAAAGGTAGAATATTTTTCCCTATTCACAGAGATTAATAAATATGTGTGGGATTATGTAAGAAAGCTAGGTGTGAACACTAAGGAAGTATCTTTATATCACACTAGGAGTTGGGCAGTACGGCAATCATGCCAACAAGCAGTTGCTAAACATAATCACTCCCAAAGCCATATATCTTTGGTATACTATCCCAGAGTTCCAGAAAGCGGTAAAAAATTTGCAGTTCATTTTGATGACAACCCAAATGAGTTTTGCCCTGCTTTGTTTTTAAATAATGAACACAGAAAAAAGGGGCTAATCGATAACGATGCCCCTTTGGGTAAGAACGGAAAAGTACTGAAGGTGGAAACTGATACGCTTTTGATCTTTCCATCTAAAACAAATCATTCAGTTCCCGCGAATGCAGGAAATTCGAAAGATGTTCGATACAGCATATCGAGTGATATTATCTGCACCCTTAACCACGGTGTAAATAATTATGAACACCTAACCCCATCACCAACAATATGGTCAAAAATCAATTAATAGGAGAATGTTATGACAGATGAAAGTAAGGTAAAAACGGATGCACAACTTGCAGACGGTATATTAGAAGAGTCTAAGGGTGAGTTTCAGTCTTTAGTAATTGCAGGCATAAACACAAAAGGAGACATGTTTCTTAAAACAAGCGTACAAAATGTTCCTTTTATGCACTACCTTTTGAGCAAGGCAACCTTTGAGCTAAACCTGTTTGAAAAACAAAATTCAAACCCAGTAGGAGATGCAGAAAGCGTTGACGAGAAGGCTGAAAAGTAGTATATTAACTTTAACTCATTGCTAGTGAGTTACGCCCCTGGCGTTGGATTAATCACCCAACATTAAGTCAGGGGCTTTTACTTTTGGGCAACAAATAACTTCCTATTGAGGTATTGCCTCTTCAGTTTGCTGTTCTACAGGAGTACGAGTGTTTAGTTCCACATCTCGATCTAGATTTCTATACTCTACGAAAGCTAATTGAGAACCTCTTTTACCTAAAATCCCTGTTATCATACCCAACATTTTCTTCTGGTCTTTGGCACCAAGTCTCATGGCTTCTGCCATCTTTTCTGGTTGAGACAACATGGCGTTGATAACATCATCATAAATAGCACCAGACTTAGCAATAGATCTTTCTGCGTAGGCAGAGGCCAATCTATTTGCCTTGGTTGCGAGTGGGTTTAAAATACCAAAACCAATCATAACCATCGTCTTGAGTTGCTTCTCTAAATTGAGGTTCATTGCTGTATCAGACTTAAACATGTTACCACCAGTTTTTAAGCTCGTCTGATTAGCCACTTGATTTATAAGCCCTAACAATCCCTTCACTTGATCAGCATACTGAGGACTGTCTGCAAATACCTGTTCCAACGTTTTCATTGTTCCATCAAAGTCACTCTCTAAAATTTTAGCTAACTGAGCAACGCTTGTGGTTCGATTAGCAGCCACACCCGCTTCACCCGGTACAAGACTTGTTGTTTGGGTGGTGGTAATCTTCTGTCTCAAATGCTTTAGATAGTGAGATTGAATGCCAGCTTTAATGAGAGGATTTCCAAGCTCATCTGCTTGCCTGTATAGCTCTTGAATTTGTTCTATTGAGTTATCTGCGTCAAATATACTAGGCCACTTAGTAGTGGGGTTTTGCATTACTCCAACAATAGCATCTGGAGCCGTGGGGTTCATATTATCTATAAAAGCACTAGCAGCTCTCTCACTTTGAATTTGAACATTAAGAGCGTGTGCCTCATCTGCCTGCTTAACCAAATCTCCTGCGTCAATCACACCAGACTCAACGTCTTGTAGTTGTTTTATGGTGTTTTCAAATTGTTGGAATGCTTCTGGGTTTGTTCTTTGTAATTGTTGTGAAAGGGTTATGCCATCGCCAACCATCTGATCGCCTGCAGCAATTAGTTTGTCACTTGCGTTGGTAGTACCTACTTTTATTGATCCCGAAGCATCCTTAATAATGTGAGACAAAATCACACCAGACAATGCTCCAGCGGGGTCTTCCATACCAGATGCTTTCATAGCGTTAATCATTTGTTCAGCAAAGTCTGGTACAACCTCAGTCATGGATTGTTGAATAGTGGAGACAGCTACTTTCTTAGCGTCTGCCATACCTTGAGGAGAGCCGGGGATAGACGTATTAAAGTTCGGATTGATGTTGTCTGCGGAACGGCTAAACGTCTGAAGTAGGGTATTTGCGTTAAAAGTTTCTTCATGCTTTTTGTACGCATCCATTGCCCCAACAAAAGAAGGATCGCCACTGTTTTCTGCTGCATCATCTATGAACCTCTTTAGCTCTATAAGCTCCTCTGGAACCGCTGCCATACCCTTTGTAATAGCAATATTGTCTATTAGTGCAGATATATTAGGGCGAGCTACTTTATAAAGTTGTTTTAAATCAACTCCATCTTCCATTAGGCGAGTTGCCAATTCTTGTGGATTTTCAAGAATAGGCTTAAAAAATTCAACATCTGCATTCTTTACCACAGAAATGCCACCGTCTGGTGACGTAATGGTTCCAGTTGTTTTGCCTGGAATTATTTCTGGAATACTGTCTGCCCCAACTTTTCGAGGAGAAAGCATAGCCAACATAGTAGCAATTGGATCTTGCTTGTATGCGTTAGATGTTATTTCACCAAAGTCTCCAGTATTTGCTTTTAATCGAGACATAATGTCTGACAAAGCACCCACATCAAAACCAACCCCAGAGGGAAGGTTATTGAATAGTTCATTATATCCGTTCTTTGAAGTGGTAAACGCCTCTATTAACTGATCGCCCATATCAACAAGAACGGCATTAGAATTGCTTACACTTCCAGATAGAGTGGGTGAAGTGTCTTGAAGTACTCTCACTCCATTAATAAATGCGTTTTCATCAAAGGCAGTCTCTTGTGCAGTCTCTGCAATTAGCTTATTTGCCAACGATTGTTGAGCCTCACCCCTAGTTGCATTTAGGCTGTCTACTAACGGTTCTGCCAATTGTGCTTCAATGTTGTTTGGCACTCCATCTGCAAGAGTCTCTGCCGCATTATCAAGAGAATTAACAGCGGTATCGCTTACGCTTCCAACTGTGTTTGCAAACTCTTTATTTGCAAGAGCTCTACCCTTCCTCAAAGCAAGAATATTAGCTGCCACTTCTGTAGCTTTTTCATCTAAAAAAGTATCCCAACTTGCATTAGGATTTTGCTGTTGCCATAAACCTTTTATCCCAGAGTATGCTTTCTCAGCATATTCTCTTGAGCCTGATACTAGTGCAGTTGCAGTATCTAGCGGTATCTCACCCTTTAGGAGCGACTCTCTAAATATTACTGGGAGGTTATTAATTGCTTCATCTGTAGGTTTGGGTGCTTGTGCTAGGTCTTCAAGATTAAATACTTTGTACTTATCGAGTACATCTGCCAGAACACCCATTCTAAATGCGGTAAGCTCTGGTGTAGCATCGTCTGCCAACCCAGAGTCCAAATCTTTAAACATGCGGTAGGCAACTACTTTTTGAGCATCTGCATCAGTTTTGACATTCTTTCCTTGTTTAACGGATCGGCCAAACCTAAAAACCGCCCCACCAACTTTTATTATGCTACCTAAAACACCATTAAATAACTCGTTATCAACGTAAATAGAAATATACTTATTTTCATCTGGGTTTATGCCTGCGGCTGCTAATGCCTCTTGCCCAATATTAAAGAAAGGTTCGATATCTGGTTCGGCTATAGTGCCACCAATCGTAACACCCCTCTCAATTAGGAATGCCTTTGCTAAGTCTTTAAATTTTTGAGAGCGTTGTGCCATATCCATAGCATCGCCCTTGCCTGTTTTCTTCCAAATGTCGGCAAGACCTTCACCTATTTCACCAAGCTTGTCAGAGGCTCTAGCAATAGATTTGTACTTAGTCAGCCCCTTAACGATGGCACCACCTGCTCCACCACCTGCAACAATACTTGTTACTTCTTGAAGGATGTTTTCTAAGTTGCCCTCTGGGGGTACAGTAGCCATGTTTTCTTCAACATAGTCTTCCATACCTATATTAGTACCAGAAGGAGCCAACGCATCGACTGCCTTTGCACCTAGCTCAGTAATGCTTTTTGCGAACCTAGACAGACCGCCTTGTATGGATCTATCCATTAAGTTTGCATTATCTGGGGAAGGCACTGTATAGGTTCTGTTAACCATCTCTCCAGTATCTGGATCTAATACTTGTGCGTCTTGAACCCTCTTCCTACCAATATCAAACATAGTTCCAGGAAGGTCTAAGAGTACCCTCTCTCGCCCAGTGTTTTGATATATGGCTTGGTTCTCAGCGTTGAGACTTTCTTCAAGCATTCTGCGCCGTTGCAAACCATCAGCGTTAATATATTCTTGGCTTCTTACAATTGATTTTACTGATGGGTTGGTTTGATATCGTTCTGGAAGCTGTAGAAGTAGATCTCCTTCTGGTTCTCCACGCATACTCGATAAGAAACCTTGGCTTGGGCTATAAGATATAGGGGAGGTAAATGGGTTTAAGTCGCTATCTCTCATTTCTTCAGTTTGAGTGTAGCCACCCACACCGCTACCAGTGAAGACTTGTGTTTCTCTAGCTGTTTCGGCTTCCTCAGTTGCTTGAGTATCTGCTAAATTACTAGTTTCTTCTTTTAAATCATCAGCCGAAAGACCGAGAGAAAATGTATTATCTGCCATTATTTATATCCCTCAACCTGTATGCCTTGACTAGAAGAATTATAGGCAAAGAGGTAAGTAAGGCCTCTCTCTCTGTACTCAAACATTGTCGTTAGTGCAGATTGTAAGGCAGCCTTATTTGTCTCATCAGTGTCTGGGTTTGCTAGTATACTTTCTAGACCAGATATTACCTCACCTATTTCACCAGTAAATAGATCGAAAGTTGTTGCATCCTCTGGATATTCAGTTTCCATAAACTGAGCCAACTCACCATACCTATTACTAAAAGAAGGATTGGATTCAGAGTTATCATTATCTCTTAGATAAGTATTGATTGGGGTAAATATGCCCTGTGCAGTATACTTATCAAATTCACTGCCCTTTTCAATTACACTGTAGTAGTCCGTAAATAAGGAATTCCCTACGCTCACACGCAAGTTTTCGTAGTTTTGTGCGTTGGACTTAACCAGTGTTACCATGTTTCGCCTAAACGCAAACATGTCTTTGGAGTTTGCAACGGAGTTAAGAATGTTGGAGTAATCTTTGTTAGAGAAGCCATTACCCGATTGTCCAAGAGCTTTACCTTGTGCAAATATATAACGGATTAGTGAGGCTTCGAAGTTAGCTTTTTGTTGCGCTGCAACCTCATCTATAGCTCCATAACCACCCAAGCCTCCTTCCATAGAAGACACTCTTCGCTCTTCAACACCTGCAAGCATGTCGGCTAGGGCAGTATCGGCTGCTCCTTGGTTCCAGTTACCAACCCCAAAGAGTTGTTTTAATGCACCAAATTCCTTGTCGATATCGTTAATAAGTTTGTTAAGACCACCCGCAGCAGTCAATACCGTAGGGTTCTTAGCCGCCATGTTAGCAAGTTGGAAGGCACCTTGATCTGCGGTAATTACAACTTGTCGTAGTGCTATTAACTCTTTGTAGTCACCATTGCCCTCAATATCCCCTGTTATCTCACTAATTCTCTCTTGCTCTGCACCAGAACGTATTTTTAGAGTTAGTTGGTCTGTCTCAGTGGTTATAGTCGTTAGATCTCCAGTTGAGTTTGGAACTTGTACTTCAGCGTTGGTTGCGGCATCGAGTATTTGAGTGCCTCTAATCTTAACTGATATCTCTCTAACGCCATCCTGCACCCCATCCTTAAATGTGGGAACAAATACAGTGCTAATTTCAAGCTCATCTAAAGGTTGCTTTCTAATTATGCCTGCCTTGATTGCATCACTTCGCGCAATAAAATCTTTTGCTTGCTGTAAGATCTCAGGACTACCCTTATAGTCTGCATCATTTATAATGTTAGTAGCAGTAGTTTCGAGGCTTTCAAATTCTGGCAATGTCATTTCTGAATTGTTTTCCAGAAACTCTAACATATCAGTTTCTATTTCTTTTATAGCGTTGTTATCTGCTACAGAGTCCTCTCCAGTTCCTTTTAGTGCCTTGTACGCCTCACTTGATCTCCAAGCAGACAGAGCTTCTAATTTCTCTGGATTATTTTCGTGCAAAGTCCACGTTAAAATTGCATCGTCATCTCCTAAACCAGGATATCTAGCTTTGAATGCATCAAACGCCATCAAATCTAAATCATCATCTTGAGGTTTTGAAGTCCACCAATCATTGGCGGCTTTTAAATCTGCAGGCGTTGGGTTGTTTTTATCACTAGCATTGTCAGCAAGCCAACCACTTATAGCTGAATCTCGAGTAGAGGTTGTTGAGGTTGTCGTAGCTAATTTCCAAGCTTTATCTGCTTTAGCAAAGTTATTAACATCAGATGGATCTAAACCATTATCTGCCATCCAACCTGATTTCCATTGGTCTTCTTTCGACTTCCCAATTACACTTCTATCAATCCTACTATCTAAAGCTACGGCACCATTCTCAGTAAACTTTAAACCTACTGGAACATATGCACTTTGGTACTTTCTAAAGTCATCCATAGACGAAAGACCAAGCTTGTTGAGAACAATAAGTTCAACTTCAGCCGCCTCTGAATCTTTCATAGACTGCCAAGGGTTCGATAAGAACTCTCTAAATGTACCACCTACAGTATTTTCTTTTTTGCCTGTAGATTCTGAAGAGAAAGCATCCCTCATCTGGGAATCAACAGATGCCATACTTGCTTCTGGACTATCTATATCTATTCCAAATTTGCGAAGATAATTTTGAGTTTCTTCTGGTAGGGCTGAGAAACTACCATCCCAAAGATCTGCAACATCTGGGCCGGCATTGTATCCAATTAACGCTTTTGTGGTATCTCCATCATACTTATCTTTAAGCATGTTGTAATAATTAAAGCCCATCTGTTTATTTAAAAGTTCATTTGTAAGCAATCGTTTTGCTTCATCTTCGGTCTTCGCTGAGTAGCTCATGTTGGCACTGTCAGCTAAGTCAAAGATGTTATCCAGCTGGTATCCAGGTTGCATTGCTGTTGCTGGCATTATCTGGGAAATTCCAATAGCACCCTTGTTACTCACTGCAACGAGCCTCTCTGCGTTAGGCATACTTGGGCTAGTTTCAATATCCATAAGTTTAGAAAATTCAGTGACCGTGGTATCAAATGGACTGTCTGTAGGTGCGGCTAGAGTTGCAACTTCAGTATCTGCACTTTCAGAAATGGCTGCGTTGTTTAATTTCCTATACTGAGGGGCTAGATCGATTAGCCCTTGTCTAGTTTGATCTTTAGTGCGCCCAGACATCCTCCAAGAGCGAGCCTGAGAAGTCCAATCAGATTTTAGCTCATCTGACAGATCTGCTAAGTTCAGTTCTTCTAGAAGGTTTGTGCCAATTAATTCGCCTTCTTTATCAGCCGTTTGGTTTTTAATGTAAGTATCATAGGAAGAAGCATTCCAAGAAGACAACAAAGATGCTGCCTTTCGATTTTGCCTACGTTCTTTTATCTTAGTACCAAACTCAAAGCCCTGCATAAAGCCAGAGGTCATATCATAATTAGCCATCGACATTTTCCTCTTCAGTTACTTCTGTAGGTTCGCCATATCCAAGCATATCATTTTGCTCATCTGGGGCAGACATAAGTCCTTGCCCATTATCAATTTCTTCAACACCTTCTGGAGTCTCTTGAGGCGCAGTCTCCTTTAACCCAAATACCTTTTCTTTGAGTTCAGATGCAGCTCTTTGCATTTGCTGTTTTGCACCTGCCGCTGTTAAAGTATATTCTTTGGGATCATCCGTTCCGAGAGTGTATTCAAGGTCAAAGCTTTTCGCCATAATCTCAATTACTCTAGCCGTTGGGCCTGCTAAGATAATTGCAAAATCAATTGACCAACGCCCCTCGCTAATGCCTTTCGTTAAGATCATATCAACACATGCAGCAATACTTATGTCTAGTTCGATTAGGTTCATATACATGAAGCCTTCTCGTGTATCGACTAGGCTTTCTACAATGTAATCAATAGCCTCATCTGTATCTGTAAAATCTGGTGGTCGATGCCAAGGGTAATTCCTCTCATCAGATGTTTGGTTCTCGCCTGGTATCGGCCCATCTGCGTAAGAAGGGTCTAGAAATTTAAGATCCATCCTCTTCCCCCTCTACTTCATCTTTGTCTTCCGACTTCTTTCCAAGCAAGTCTTCCTCTAGCTCATCAAAATATTCTCGGGTGTACACAACCTCTTCTTTAGTTGCGTTCAAATTCTCAGGATCTACGCCTTTGTAATATGCCGATATGGATTTTCTTATTGCGTCTTCAAAGTTCATGCTAAAACCCTTCCGTAATCTACACTTAAATAGCCATTAGAGTTTAGCTTGACTGCGTGTGGGTGAGTTTTAATAACCTCTTGGGCTAATACGCCTCGTGTAGGGTTGTGTTCTATGCCTAGTTTCTTGGCAGTTTCAGTCCAATCCCACTTGTATAAGGTCACACCATTTTTAAGTTTTCTAATTTTTTTAATGTTGGTTTTTAGTTTTTCATCTGAAAAAGGAATAGCGCCTATTACTGCACCAATTACTGAGCCTACTGCGTTTATTTTAGCGGCTTTATATTCTTTTCTTATTTGCTCCATTCTAATTTCGTAGTCTTTATCAACACCATATACGGATTTGTCGTAATCAAGATCGTAGCCATACTTCTTGGTGATTGCGTCAATTTCTGTTTGGTATCTTTCAAGTTCAAATGCTAATTTTTTAGTCCAAACTGTAAGACCTCGATCTTTTGCGTTCTCACCCTCTTTCCAAGCAAAGTCTAAAAGGGCATCTGTTCTATCCCACATGTTGTTGAGTTGCTCAGACGTTAGATTTGCTATGTTTTTTACATCTAAAGCTGCCGCTTCAAATTGCATTGAGGTGTTGGTTGTAGCGATTGTTTGCCGCCACTTTTCATTAAAGATTTCAGTTTCTCTTTGCATCGTCACTTCATACTGTTCTCTTTGATTGGCAAGAGTAGTATTGAACTTGCTCATGTCATTAGTTTGCCCAACGTTAAACTGTTGAAGGGCATTTCTCTGACCAACGTTAAACTGACTTATTTGAGATCCAAGATTGTCATAATACATATCCATCTGATTTTGTGACTCTGCACTAAATCTCCTACGCACGTTTTCTTGCTTGGCATCCTCCATAATGGATTGTTGTCGAGCTTGCGTTTTGACGATGGTCATTTGCTGAGTATTATTTAAATTATTCATATCGTAAGCCATGAACGTTTTTGCATTCTGAACGCTTTCGGTCATCCGAGTGTCCAAGTCTGCTATGTTCATCTTGCTTAGAATATTTGCAGTATTAAGTGCTTGTGTATTTTTTGCATCGAGGTTTTTAACGGTTAGAGTTTGAAAGAATGCACTATCTGCTTGAGCGATAGGAAGTATGCTTTCCATTGTCGCACTCGCTACGGCACCCAGTGCAGCCGTACCAGTCACACCCTTAAACGCCAACATGCGCTCAACGCCCTTTACGGCGCCCGCGGCAAAGGCAGGAATGCGAGGCTCTCCATTTGGGCCTATAAACTGTTCTGAAAGGATTGCCATCTGTCCTTGGACAGTGGTCTTAGCATCTGTGTAGTTTCCCTCGCCCAAAGTGTTGGCAAGTAACTTACCAGATATTGTACTAGTATCTACAACGGTACTAATATTCTGAGTATATACAGTGTTTAGACTAGCCCCAACTGCGTTCTGAGTACCATCTGAGTTAACGCCAGTTGCCAATCCCTTCATATCGAAGGTGTCAATATTGGATATGGCGTTAGGATCAACCTCTCCTGTAGCGGCTTGCGCTCCAGTAAGCATGGCATTTATGGTTGGGGTGGTGGTTTTACTGGTATATACGTTTGTAGCACCTTGGCTGACAGGATTTACTTGACCTATCTGCGTGACTACTGAGGTGTCGGCTTGTAAGTTTGGCTGTAATCCAGGAGCATCTCCTAGTATGCCAGTGTCATCAGAAAGACCGTCTACCTTACCTGTTAGCGTTCCTGCTCCAGCCAGAGCATCTTCTGGGGTAACAGTAGAGGGATCAACTCCGCCTGTTGTAGGAGAGTAATCTGCTACGCTAGAGGGGTATGTTGCTTCAGTTCCATCTGGAGTAGTATCTTGAATGGCAGGGGCAGTACTGTCTGTTGGAATACCTTGTACATCCTGTGGCGTTGTTCCACCTACAAGATTATCTCCTGCATATGATGCGGCATTTTCTTCTAGTGTATTTTCTACAGGAACAGCGTTAGGATCACCAACAAGACCATCTATAGTTGTTACATCATTTGGTGGCATATTTTTCTCTCTCTCTGTAACAAAGCTTTACTTTATCTCTTAGAGCAATGTAGTCGTTAAGAGCTCTAACAATCGCATCACCATTGCCAGAATAAGCCTGTAGTTCACCCAGTAACTTCTCATTAAAATTATCTGAGTAAGTAATAATAGGTGGGCAGTAAATCTCTAAGTCTGGACTAGATACCCTTGTCGCGCAGCCTTGTAAGAAGGTCATCCCTACTATCGCTGGAACCAGAAGTAATAACCCCTTCTTCTTGCTCCATTGCTTGATAAAATTCAGATTTTTTCTGTTCGTTAAGAATATCTTTTTCAAGTTCTTTTTTTTCGTGTAGCTGTTTTGCATCTCTTCTCCCTAAAACATAAAGCAGTGGCAAAAGAGCACTAAATACTCCCATAAATATGAGTTTAATATTGCTAAATAATGAGAACATTAATTAATGCCTTTATTGTGATCCCCAAGTCTTGCGTAAGTAACCAAGGCAATCCCGGCTACGCTTAAAACTAAGAACACAATTTTTAAAGTTTCTGCGTAGTGTACTAATGCTTGTAGGTTTCCCGCCGCCTCTGTGAGTAGGGTTCCTAACGTTCCAGTACCTGCTGTTGCCGCTCCAGCAATTGTTTTACTCTTCTTCAACGGCTTTACTGATGTAGGCTCTGGCTTCTGTGCCATAACCTCTTTGTCATCATCATCTGGAAGAGGTACGTCCATCGTGAAGAGAGCTGCTTCGGCTGTACGTCTTCGGGTAAGCCCCTTTAGAACTGTTAGCTCTCCTCCAACTCTCGCCTTATTCCAACGCAAGAATTCTGAAGGAACATCATCAAATAAATTTTTGTTAAGCTTGGCTAAAAGTGTGCTTTTGCGGAAGTTAGTTTCTCCCAAATTAAATACAAATGACACTAAACTATCGAATTGATTTTGAGAAAGCTCAACCTTTACGTTTTTTTCTACAGCATCTTCACAGACTTGTAGGTCTTGTTTGAGAAACGCCATACACTCATCTTCAGTAGCCCGCATACCAGAGCGAACTCCCTTGATGTGCCCTACTCCAATCGTCCACCGTCCTGCTGGACAACGGTAACTGCGATAATCACCTTCATCAGTTTTCTTGTGTAATCCTTCAAATCTTCGAATTAAGTGTACGCCACTTTCTGACGTTTTCATTTGTGCCATTCTTATTATCCGTAAGTTAAGCCATAGGGGGTAGCGAAGCCTGCCCCTGATCGAGATGCCATATTTGCATTGGTGCCAGCGATATAACCAAACTGATCTAGTTGAGCCATCAGCCTGTTGATGTTTAAGGATTGTTGAGCAACCCTGTCACCGTTTGTAGCAAACTCAGCTAATAAGAGATTACCACTGTCATCTATAGCTCTTGAGATGAAGTTTCCGTTATCCAAGGAAGACCGAGCTATCAAAGCACCTTGATCATCAAACGAAGTTACCATGTCAGTGTAGGTTTTGCGGATTGTGTCATCTATAGCAAGATTGTCATCAACAAGAGCATTTCTAACTGTTGTAAGCCTATCTTGAAACTCATCTTTTAATTGATTAGTTCCAGCATCTTGTGTCTGAAATCCAGCTGTAATCATCTTAGCAATATTTGCAAAGTCTTTTCCTTGACCTGCTGTAGCAGCCTCACTCGCTGTTGTTGCATTTGCTGCACTAGCAAACCCTTGAGCTTGTGCGTTTCCAAGACCCGCCTGCCCTCTAAGAATTTCATTTGTTTGATATTGATTAGCAGACTCTAGTCGAGCCCTCTGTTGGTTGCCTAAAGTAGCATCCTGATCAAAAGCACCTCTAAAATTAGTTAAATCAGATTGAGCCGTTGCCAGATTGGTACTTA